GCATAGATGCAACGTCGGAAAATCCTAAAAAGATATATGAAATTGTTAGAAACGAATTTAAACAATTTAACCCGTTACTTCTTAACAAGCCGGAAATTATTCTTATAACTAAAACAGATTTGGTAAGTGAAAAAAAACTAAAAGAAATAATATCTATTTTTAAAAAGACGAAGAAAGAAGTACTTACTTATTCTTTTTATAATCCGGAGAGCATAGACGTCTTAAAACAAAAAATTAAAGATTCATTAAAATCTAAGTCTATTTAGGCTTTTAGCTCGATTTAACAACTAATCCTAGTACCGCCAAAGGGATTCGTCCCGATACGCTTGGCTATCGTGGATCCGCGATGGAAATTACCATCGGGATCCCGCACCAATATAATTCGTCGGGAACGAACATGTGAGCCGACTGGGATTCTCTCCTTCGTTAAAACTTCGGAGAGCAAGTCATCCCTCGACGGCAATATCTTTCCCTAAAGCTACACTAGTTGATTTGAAAAACCTCTTTTTCATAAAAGCTATTCCTGAACCTGTTTTTAAGTATTTCTCAAACATTAAAGCTTGAGACCTTGTTTTAAAAGCGCAATACCATTCCAATTCATAATTAAGATTAGATTTTGTTGATAAAACTTTGCCAGACTTATGTTTTTGTAGACGATTTTTCAAATCAGGAGTATACCCAATGTAATAGCGACCCGAAACGTAGTTCCTTAATATATAAGTGTAGTACATTCTGCTTGCTAACTGTAGCTTTAGCGAAAGTTAGTGGGACAGACTTTCTGATCCAGAACTATTATACACTGAAAAGTATGCTTTTGTCCTCATATGCTATGATTTAGACAAGAAAATATGTAGAATAGGTAGAAGTAAAACTTACAAGAATAAATAATCTATGTCAAAAAAATTATTAAGAATTATTTCCGAAAAGACTGAACAAGAGATTGGGAAATTTAACAAAAAAAACGAAGTACAAGCCAAGCATGGCGGTATAAGGGTGGGAAAACTCAAAACAGAAGACCAAGAGGCTTATGAGAGGGCTGTGGAAGATGGAGATATACATAAAGCAGTTGAAATACTTAACATAGGGTTCACCGCTCACACAGAATTGTATCTCAATATGCCTGATCTTAAAGTTTCAGACAATGGATCAATTAAATCATTGAGTGTTCGCGTGTATTCAGCTCAAGTAAATGACAACACTCTACTCCACAAGCTATTCGGCAAAATAAGAGAACAAAGTTAGACTTATTCCCCTTTCTTAAAAATATCTCGCAACTTTCATATTCTTTTGTTTTCTGGTATCCTAGAATCAACAATTTAATTGCCTAAACTCTACAACAATGTAGGGTATGGCAAAAATCCTTGTCAGAAGTAAGCTCTTCATGAGAATCTGACAAGGTCTTGCAGGGAAACTTGCATGGGGGCGCAAGCCTCGCTCATGGGGAGCTTTTTATGTTTGCTTTTATAGAGGGAATAATTATTTTTATCACAACCATAACACTTCCTATAAGTGGTTTATTTGTTCATTTAAAACCTGCAGCAAACCCTATTGTTACACCTACCCCAACTATTTCTACAAGCATTTCTCCCACGCCTAAAAAATTATCACCAACTCCAATTAAGCAAATTATAAAAAATGAAAGTAGTTATCAATATAATTCTGTGCCAAACTCCCCTACGCAAAATTCTGAACCCCAAAATCCAGGATTAAAAACTTATCCCGTTGTCCCCATTGGTGATCTATCAAGTCTATCTAGCGAAAGGAGACAGCAAATGATTGAAATTTATAACGAATTTCTTAAAACCCCTAATTTACGATACCTAACTCCACAACAGCAAGAAGAAATTTTTAAGCAAAAAGCAAACACCTATCTTGATAATTACAAAAGACAATTACTGCAAGAAGAAAGGCAATTGCAGGAGAATGTAAATCAACTAAAGCAACAGTTAAATCAAATCCCACCCACCAGTACTACCTTCCCTGCACCATTTCAACCTGATCCGGAGATTGTTGCAAAATTGGATGAACTTAGGCAAACCCTTGCCGCAGAACAGGGTAGACCTGTTCCTCAAAATGTTATGGAGGGAAGAAAACAGGTTGCTTACCAAAAATGGATGCAAGATAACTTTGGAGTTTATACAGCCATATCCGGCAATAGTTATTATACAAACATGCTGAATTCAATAAGACGAGCCTATGGAATATAAAAAATTAGCAATTTTTGATGGAATTAAGTTATGAGAAGTATTAAAGACTTTTTTAGCAAACCAATAAATGTAGTTATATTCGTAACTTGCGCTGTAGTTATTGTGTATTTTGGGATTCTTATTGTAAAAGAGATTGGATTTAAGAGTTACGATCAAAAAAAGATAGAATGCTTAAAAATGGGAAGCGATTTTGCCAGAAGAAGGTGTTTGCTTATTATAGAAAATAAATGAAACTAAAATATCTTTTACTTATTTTTGGTATTGTTGTTTTCTTCGGTGGGATAAGCTATTTAAGCTCATATTTAAGTTCACAAGAAGAAAAAAAAGTTGCTGAGCAAAAAGAGAGAGAAAATCAGGAGTATCTTTTGATTGAAAAAAGTAATAAAAAATACATAAAGGAAATAAAAGCACTGTGCAGCGGTCAATTATTGGACATATCGGGAATTGATTTTTTTCGTTGCAAGAATTCGTTAGACGAAAACAGCTATTACTATGATCTTCAAAAAGAATTAGCAAGTCCCAATCTACCTACTTTTTGCAATAGAAAATTAAAGGAATTAAAGACAGATGAGTTTGTTGAGTGCCTTCAAGAACCAGAAGAAAATTAGCGTTTATATGATAAATCATAACAAAATATCAATACTTGGAGTAACAATTGATAAAGAAAACTTCCCCATCCTATACAAAGGGGCTAAAGAAAATCTAGGAATGTTGGAACTACAATTAGAAATAGTTGCGAAGAATTGGGGAACAAGAAGTATTAAATCAGTTATGCAAACTATTGAAAGTAGCGAGCCAATAGAAATTTTAGAGAAGAAGTTAGATCCTTTATACTTTCCAGTCTTATATAAGTGGGCGCAGGAACACCCGGAAACGCTCAAGTCGCGGGTCAGGAGTATAGCAAAGGCTTGGCACGAAGGGAACATAACATCAGCGCTACAAGCAATGGAAAGCGACCTACAGCATGGTTAAGCAAATCTCAAAAGCTAGACCTAAATAAGCCGGGTAAAAGAACTGATTGCAAATAAAGCAAATCATAAATATGGATCGTGATTAGGCATAGGCAGTTGAAACGTTGAAGTATCGTTGTTATCAACTGGCGCATTCTCCATTCTTGCAAAGGTCATAGCAAAAGCATCTGCTATATCAGGACTTTCAATTCCATTGGCAAGCATTTCCTGTTTTGACATTATGATTATCTTGCCTGAGCCATCCTGGACTTTATACCTTATTTGAGTAAGTTGCTTCCAATCATCATCTTGCTCAAGTTTTCCGCCTCTTAAAATCCATTCTCTGGCTCTCCAGTACATTTCTGCTCTTAAATTGACAAACCTTGTTTTATCTCCTGGCTCTGATCCACCATTAACACCAAAGACCAGATCGTTTAATTGTCTAACCCTGTCATAAACTCCTCTGCCAATTCCAATCATGTCAATAAATACATCCTCTCTTGCTACTCCCAATTCTTTTGTTTTTCTGACAATCTCTGATACAAAGAGCATTGTGTCCGATTGATTCTCTTTATAGAGTTTCCTTGCCACATTGTAGGCTCTTAAAACAATAGCCGAGTAGTTCCTGCCTCCTCCAGCAACATCACTTCCAAGCCTAAAGTCGCCAAAAGGCTGTTCCGCCTCAACAATTGCGCGTGCTATTTCCTCCGGTGTAAGAAGTGGCAACCAGCCCTTTGCGTCAATTGCTCCTGATTCTGGGAATAGGCACTCATATAAAACAGAGAATAAAGCCTCATCTTTCATCTCATCAATAAAAGCCTGAGTATATCTACCCTCTGCCAAAGCTCGCTTGTAATCAATGAAGATTCTGTAATAATTTCCATTGAGCCAAGTTCTCAGAAAATGCCCTCTGGTAAATGGATTTCCGATCTTAATTAAAAAGTTATCGGCAGAGCCACCCAGCATACGCATAACAGTTGCTTGAAGAATGTCCGGGATAAGAGCTGCCTCGTCCTCTACGAGCGAACTAGCACCAAACCCCATAAGACTTTTGCTGGTTTCTGCTACTAACTTTGCTTCTGCGGAATATACCCTGATTTCCCCCTTGCGTTTGAAAGTAAGCCGTTCTGCGCTTTTTTTCATTCTTAATCGGTCAAGGGAAGTATTTGGTGTAAATTGCGTTCTTATTATTCCATTATTCAAAGCAAGCATAATAGCATATTCCATAATGATACGAGCCTTTTCAGTTGTACCGGCAACAATAGCCCACTTTTCAGGCATTAAAGAGGCTCTAATATCAATTCCTGCTGCAACAGCAAGGGACTTCCCATATTGAGTTGCAGCGATTATCTGAATACGCTTCTTTGCGTCTGGAGCTGATCTATGGAGAATACAATCAATAATCTCTATTTGTCCACTTGTCCACTTAATCTCTTGTCCAGTATCATCTTTGAATTTATAAAAATCTAACTGGTCAAGGGTTGCTTGCCTTGCAACAAAATGAGGAAGTGGCTGATTTGTATTTGGATCAATTTGCTCCATATTTATTTTGGCAATTTAGCAGCCTGTCTATCAAATGCTTCTTCTATTTCTTTATCAAATCCGTGTTCAACCTTAACACTTTCCGCAAAGTGCTCTTTCATTATGCGTTCTAATAACCATTCTTTACTCTTGACTAGGCTTGCATTTTCTAATGCCCATGCGGATTTTGCTGAAGCTACCTGATCCGCAAATCTTTTATCATTCTTTTTCCAGCGAATGATTGTATCTTCATTTTTACCAATGAACTCTGCTCCCAATTTTTGAATAGGAAGTTTTGAATAGTACTCAATAAACTTCTTTTTAAGTTCTGACATTTCCCTTTTTTGTTTTAATGATTTAGCCATAATACTAAAAAAACGATTCGCACGGATATTTTGTCCCGCGCAAATCGCTTGGTTTTTCCATCACGACTAACTGCTCTTAGATTAACATATCCGAAATAATTGTTCAACACAATATATAGTTGATGTGTGTCTTTCCTGAATCTCTGACATTTTCTGATATTTTTGGTTTCAATAAGCAAGGATAGGTTTAATAAAAGTAGGTGCTATTATAGGTAATTTTTACTATAATACAGGGTAGAGTAGCTTATCCATACTAATGCTCTGAAACGAAAATTATATGTATAAAAACGAAGCGCAGACTCGCAGAGATTTAATAGATCCCAAGCTCTTTTTACGAGGGTGGACAAACGATTTAATAAAAGTAGAAATTACTCCGGGTGGGTCTGATATTGTTGATGGCAAGCCTATAAAGCGTAAAGGTAGAAGCGATTATCTATTATGTCTTGAGGTTATTAAAGGGCAACCACCACTTCCAGTAGCAGTCTTAGAAGCAAAAAAGGAAGATTTAATCCCTAGCTTTGGTTTACAACAATCCCAAAATTATATGAAACGATTCAATGTGCCGTTTGCATTTTCATCTAATGGACATCTGTACGCCGAATATGCCCAAGACACACAAAAAATTACTGACTCCTTATCGTTGGAAAGTTTCCCAACCCCTGATGAACTAAGATCAAGATTTGAAAAGATCATAAATATCCAGTTGACAAGCGAAGAAGCCAAAGTATTATTTACTAGATACAAAGGTGGAGAAAGTATCCGGTTTTATTTTCAAGATGCGGCAATCCGTGCAACCTTGGAAAAAATTATCCATGGAGAAAAAAGAGTCTTACTATCACTGGCTACAGGTACTGGTAAGACATTTATAGCAAAACAACTACTCTATAAATTGGCTCAAGCAGGACAGGTCAAAAGAGCATTATTTGTTTGTGATAGAGATGAGTTGCGCCAGCAAGGGATTACTCAGATGCAGAGCATATTCGGCGAAGATGCTAGAGAAGTAACTACTCGTAATCCTCAACCTAATGCCAAAATACTTATTGCTACCTATCAAACACTTAACGTAACAACCGAAGATAAAACGCCCGAGTTTTGGAAAAAGAATTTTCCTCCCGGTTACTTTAGCCACATCATTATTGACGAGTGCCACAGGTCAGCATGGAAAAATTGGAGTGTAATACTTAAAGACAATCCAGATGCGATACAGATTGGACTTACTGCAACTCCGAGAATAATCAAAGGAAAACGAAATAGTGAAGATGAAGAAATAACCTCACACAACATCACCTATTTTGGCGAGCCGGTATATGAATACTCCATCACTCAAGGTCAAGAAGATGGTTATTTGGCAGCGTGTGAAGTTATCAGGCGCTCTGTGGATATTGACCAAAGGGAAATCACCAGAGAGGAAATTGAAAAGAAAAGCGCTTCCGACCCATATACCGGCAAGGAAGTAAACCCGGGGGACATTGAAGAAAGTTATACAGCCCATAATTACGAAAGGAAACTAATGTTGGATGACCGAGTGGAAGCAATGACCGAAGATTTGTTTCAACTACTTCTTGAGACTGGAACTCCACATCAAAAAACCATTATCTTCTGTGCCGGTGATAATCATGCCGGACAAATATCAATGGGATTAAATAATCTTTATCAGGAATGGTGTAATAAAAATGGACAGACCCCAAAAGAAATGTATGCCTTCCGCTGTACCGCCAGCGAGCAAAATCCCAGCTCCAAAGATTTGATAGCAGAGCTAAAAGGGTCAAACAATTCACACTTTATAGCTACAACTGTTGAGCTTCTATCCACCGGAGTGGATATTCCTAACCTTAACAATGTAGTTTTCTTCAAATACATTGAATCGCCGATTAGCTTTTATCAGATGGTAGGTCGTGGTACGCGTATCGGTGAGCCAAGAGGCTCAAAAATGATGTTTAGGATTTATGACTATACCAATGCTACAAGGTTATTTGGAGAACCTTTTATAAGCCGGGATGAGCCAACCAAGACAGATGAGGGTGGTGAGCCAACTGAAAGACCGAAGATAGTTCGTGTAGGCAACGATCAATTTGAAGTACACATACAAGAGGAGGGAAAATCAATTCTGTGTGAAGAAAACGGCAAAGAAGTTTTAATTCCTTATGAGATATATAAAGAAAGATTAGCAACAGCGTTATCTGAAAAAGTTGAAAACCTTGACCAACTTAGAAATGTTTGGGTAAATCCACCACAAAGAAAAGAGCTTTTGTTTGCGTTGCCCGGAGGTGAGGGATCAATCAGGTTGGTAAGGGAACTGGAAGAAGAACAAGAATGCGATCTCTATGATGTTTTAGCTCAACTTGGATGGGGTGCAATCCCGAAAACGAGAGCTGAAAGAGCAAGTGGTTTTAGCTTCCGCAATAAGCAATGGTTAAGAGATATGCCTCAAAAAACTCAAGAAACATTGGTTGCGGTTGCCAGCCAGTTTAATAAGGGTGGGATAGATCAGCTGGAAACAGATACCCTGTTTGCTGTCCAAGAAGTTCAAAAAAGCGGTGGCTTCCCTGCTTTATTAGGGTTACCACAAAAACCTGATTATTTTATCAACGAAACTAAATTAAGATTATTATCATGAATATAAACATACCTAATGGTTGGGAAATAAAAAAAATATCAGACATATCCGATATAAATCCCGGAAAATCAAAAACAATAATTAGAAGCGATAAGGACAGTGTTTCATTTATTCCGATGGAGGCAGTTGATGAAACACGTGGTCTGGCTACCACAGTGTATGAAAGACCTTATGAGGAGGTAAAGAATGGTTACATCTATTTTGAAAAAGGAGATATTATTTTTGCCAAGATAACACCATGTATGCAAAATGGGAAATCTGCAATTGTAGAAAATCTAATCGGTGGTTTTGGCTTTGGTTCAACAGAATTCATAGTATTAAGAGCAAAACCGGGTATTAGTAATAAGTGGTTACTACATTTCTTACGTACTGCGGAGTTCAGAAAGGATGCAGAGGATCACTTTACCGGAAGTGCAGGGCAACAAAGGGTATCAACTGATTTTGTAAGTAATCACCTTATTCCTTATCCAACTGACCCAAAGATAGTAGATCAATTGCTTTTAGCCTTAAATGAAAAAATAATAACTTCTCAAAATATAAGGGAGGCGGCACAGAAACAGGAAGAAGCAGTTAGTTTGCTTCAAAATTCAATTCTTAATGAATTTTTTCCTTATAAAAAGGGAAAGAAATTACCTGATGGGTGGAAGTGGATACCACTGGATAAAGCTGTGACATTAAAGAGCGGCAGTACTGTTTCTAAGAGCGATGAAAAGTCAAACGGAGATTTACCTTATATAAGAGTCAGCGATATGAATTCCGATGGCAATTCAGAAGAAGTTACTTCTTCCGTAAATTATGTAAGAAAAACAGGTAAAGTTATCCAACAAATCATCCCCTCCAATTCTGTTATCTTCCCTAAACGAGGCGGTGCAATAGCTACTAATAAAAAAAGGCTTGTTAAAAAAGAGATACTCGCTGACTCAAATATAATGGCAGCGATATGTAATCAGGGAGTAGATGTTGATTATTTTTTTACTTGGTTTCAAATGATAAATCTTGAAAATTTAGCTTCTGGTTCTAGTGTCCCTCAAATAAACAATCCTGACTTATATAAACTTTACATACCGACTCCGGTAGATGTAGCTGAACAAATAAAGGTAGTCAGTCGTTTGAAAAACATGTTTGAAAAAACTAAACAGACAAAACTTATAATAAATAAGCAGCTGGAAGCTATAGAAGCCTTACCATCAGCAATACTTAGGCAGGCATTTGCCTTTAATTAAATTATGAATATAAAAAATGGAACTAACGGAAAAGTAATCAACTCACAAGCCGCAATGGATAAAGCGGTAAAAGAGATTTGCAATATATTGCGCCGGGACAAAGCCAAAGGTGCAAGACTTTATGTAGCCGAGCTGACGTGGATATTTTTCTTGCGTTACTTGGATCTTATTGATGAAAAAGCAGAGGCAGAAGCCAAAGCATTAAAAGTAGATTTTGAGCCTACGCTTCAATCTCCTTATCGCTGGCGTGATTGGGCAGCAGCTTACGACAAAAATAAAAACAAGAATGAAATAATTAAAAACAAAGAAATAGGATGGAAGCGTTGCGAATTAGACAATCAACCGATTGGGGCTTTTTTGGATTTTGTAAATAAAGATCTATTTCCATATCTCAAAGAACTCAAAGATCAACCATCAGCAACAAATAAACAAAAAATTGCATCTTTAATCTTTATCAACAAAGATCAGACAGTATTACGAAGCGTTGCCAACCTCCAAGATGTCCTTGATGGAGTGGAAAACCTAACTAATGCTAAAATAAGCGATCAGCACATCTTCCCCATTTCCCAAGCCTTTGAGGGACTACTGCCTAGCCTGGGAGAAAAGAAAAATGATGGGGGTCAATTCTTTACTCCTCGTGAAGTAATTAGGTTGATAGTTGAAGTGATAAAACCGAAGGTTGGCAAAACTGTCTATGATCCTTGCTGTGGGACAGGAGGATTTTTAATTGAGGCATATAAGTTTATGTGCAGGCAAAATCCTACAGCTACTCAATTAAAAGACCTGAAAACTGAGGCTCTTTGGGGCAGAGAGGATGCAGATGAGGCAATCCCTGTAGTATTAGCAAACATGGTACTTCACGATATAGATTTGCCTCGGATTTGGCATGGTAATACGCTTACTGATGCGGTTACTTTTGGAGATTTATTTATAGGAGCGCCATCACAATATGATTACGTGATGACAAATCCTCCGTTCGGTAGCAAAGAGGGAAAGTCTGCCCAAGCCAAGTTTGCTTACAAGTCCGGCAAAGCTCAAATACTTTTCCTACAACACATTATTGACAGTCTCAAAGATGGTGGAACTTGCGGTATGGTTATAGACGAGGGAGTATTGTTTCATACTAAAACCGCAGCGTACAAGCAGACTAAACGCAAACTACTTAATGACTGTAATTTATTTTGTATAATTAGTCTCCCGGGTGGTGTGTTTGCAAATGCAGGAGCAGGAGTAAAAACAGATTTATTCTTCTTTACTAAAGGAAAAATAACAGAAAAAATCTGGTACTACGATATGACTTTGGCTGATGACTTCCGCCCAAGGAAAGTAAATAAGGGCAACCCTCTTACGTTTGCTCACTTCGCGGACTTTCTCAAACGACTAGGACTACCAGAAAACCACGCGGATAGAATTAGCGAACGGAGCTGGTTCAAAACTAGAGAAGAAATTGAGGCATTAAATTATGATCTTAAAGCAGTAAACAATAACGCGCCTGATTTTTCAGATAAGCGTACTCCAGCAGAGTTATTGGCAATAATTAGAGAGTCTCAGACAGAAATAATGAAAAACCTTGAAGTGTTGGAAGAAAAATAAAAGAATGATAGACCAAGAATGAATTTCTTACTATCTTACTTACTTATGCTGTTTTTGGTAGAATACTCCTGCTATGGCGATATACAAGCAATCTGGCAATAAGCTGATTGTAATTAAAGAGAGGAAAATTGATTTAGAAAAAACAATACAAAATCTTGTTGAACAAAACATAGATGAACTTTGTGGGTTGAGTTTTATTTCTTCGGAATTTCCATTAAATAATCTAAGAATTGATACTTTGGCATTTGACGAAGAATTAAAGTCTTTTGTAGTTATTGAATATAAGAAAGACAGAAGTATTAGTGTTATAGATCAAGGATATGCGTACTTAGCGCTTCTTCTTAATAACAAGGCTGATTTCGTGCTTGAATATAATGAGAAATGTAAGAAAAACCTAAGAAAAGATAATATTGATTGGTCTCAATCAAAAGTCTTGTTTATTGCATCTTCATTTACAAAGTATCAACAAGAGGCTATTGGTTTTCAAGACTTACCTATTGAATTATGGGAAGCGAAAAAATATGACAATGATTTGGTTTCTCTTAATCAGATAAGAGCTTCTGAAAAGAGCGAAAGCATAAAAACTATTGCTAAAAACCAAGATGTTGAGAGAGTATCAAGAGAAATTAAGCAATACTCTGTTGAAGATCACATAAAGCCAACATGGACTAAGGCAAAGGAATTATTTAATGAGTTTTCCCAGCGTGTTTTGGAGCTTGACCCTCGTTTTGAGATACATCCAGTAAAATACTATATTGGTTTCAACATTGAAAATAAAGTAATATTCAACATTAAGATTAGATCATCAAAATTGCTTGTTGAACTATACAGGGTGAAACCAGAAGATTTGAAAGATCCAGAAAAGAGGACACGATATAGAAAAAATAGCTTTGAATACTACAACAAACATGTAACTCAATTTGATATTGATAACGAAGAAGATATTGATTACGCAATATTATTAGTTAAGCAAGTATATAAGAAGTTTACAGAATAAAAAAAATATGAAGAAAGTAAAAGAGTACGAAGTTAAATATATCTACCATAAACCTAAAACTCCACAAGAAAAAGCAGAACAAGAAAGAAGATTGCAAGCTGGTTACAAGCTCATATTTGACAAGATTAGATTCGGTAAATAATAAAGATAAGTAAAAATTATGACCGATGCAAATAAAAGACTGGATGACTTAGAAAAGCTCATACAACGACTGGAAGAAAAAACTCCCAAAAATAATAACTTATAGTTATTCATTTAGCCTCACGGGGTATTTTACAATTTTGTCGTAGCTTCAAAACAGCGTCTTAAATTTGCCATTCTGCGACACAAAGTAGCGGAATGACAATATGACTAATTATTGTGTGTTTTCTGTAACTAGGGTATAATTCTCTTGTATAATATAAATATGATTAAAACATTAAAAATGTCAAACTTTAGAAGTATTAAGGAGGGCTCTATTGACTTTGCGCCTGTAACTTTTCTTTATGGAGAAAATGCTGCGGGTAAGTCAAGTATCTTTTATGCCTTAAATGTTTTGAGAAATGTGATAACTGATCCGAATCAAACTGTAGAAACTTTTTTTAATTTAGGCTTCATTAACCTAGGAGGATTCTCCCAAGTAGTATATAAGCATAATGAAAAAGAATCTATAATTATTTCTGCTGGTGGCAAAATAGGTTTAACTACCTTCACATATAGGGTTACTCTTAATAATAAAGCTGGCGAACTTTATGTAGAAGTGGGTAAACCTTACTTTTTAAAACTTACGCTTCCCGTGTCTTTTCCTTATCCTTCAAATGGATCTGCTGAACAGCAAATTAAGATTGAGGAGAATCTTTACAAGGTTAATTGGAATGGTCTTACTTTTCAAGTTAATCCCGAACCTGCTACAGATCAAACGACAAAAAATGCGAATGAAATAACTATTTTTTTGAATAGTATTGTTGAGAGCATTCGTTCAGTTGATGTTGTGCCAATGATGAGAGGCTTTACGAAAGCGAACTATGGAATTGTATCTTCGGATAAATTTCCAGTAGATCAAGATCAAGTAATAGCAAAACTTGCGACAGATGACATATTGGATCGTCAAGTAAGTACCTATCTTGAGCAGGTGATGGATAGGCAATCCAATACGAAAGCTGCTCCCGGTACTACGCAGGTTCATCTATACACGACTGAAAAAGAATCAAAGCAAACAATTGACATTGTGAACGATGGTTTTGGAGTGAACCAGCTAGTTTATCTCATTTCTAAAGCTCTAATGAAGAATTTAGAAATTGTTTGTATTGAAGAACCAGAAATAAATCTTCATCCTAGGATTATAAATAGATTGCTAGGTCTATTTGTAGAGCTTGCAAGGGATGAGGGTAGACAAATTATTGTATCAACTCATAGTGAAATCCTAATGCTCTCTGTTCTTAATGCAGTTTCAAAAGGTTTAATCAGATCTAATGATGTTGCAGCTTATCTTTTCCATAAAAATCGTGGTTTAACATTTTTTAGAAAGGAAAGCATATCTAAAGAAGGTCAAATTGAGGGTGGACTAGTATCATTTATTGCAGATAATGTTGCAGACATTACAAACTTCTTCCCCAAAAAAAATAAATCTTCGGAAGCACCTTCAATTGAAGAAAAATTAACGGGAGAAAATAGCGCTAAAAAAGATGACACAGAAAAAAAAGAAGAAACAAACCCAAAATCTTCTAAACGATAAATCGCCATCTTTTTTAGTAATAGACGAATGGCTCTTTCATTGTCTGGATGGCTCTAATGGTTCAGAAAAGCAATACATAGCCGGATTATTTATTCTTGGTTTGTTAAACAAATACGAAGGCAAAGTGCTAGTTCTAGCTGAAAGCCCTTTTCAAAAGAAATTGAACAAGCTACGGCTAATAACTGATCCTAGAATAAGAGGTTTAAGTCAATTATTGCATACCTCCATAATCAATAATTCAGAAAAAACTATCTTTATACAAAAAGACCAAATAAGTGACTTGCCAGCAAGGCTTACCAAAATCCCTCTTGATGATCAGTATCTTTTCCAGTTGTTTCTTAAAAAAAGAAATTCTTGTATTGTGACATGTGACAATAGACTTATAAGTATATTGAGAGCAAATAATATAAGAGATATAACAATTATGACAATAGAAAACTTTATTACTGTATTTTTCAGTTAATCACACTGAATCTTTTTATATTTTTTCTTGACTTCGTTTTGTTTATCTGTTAGATTCTTCTTGAAGGCTTAAAAAAGTAAACATTTGTTGGTCTTATAGTTATTCATTTAGCCTCAAGGGGTATTTTACAATTTCGTCTTAGCTTCAAAACCGCGTCATAACTCCTATTATGCGACACGAAATGATATTTTCTGATTTTTCATATTTAAGTACAGTATAATACAATTGATCATTTTGAAAATAGCTCAATGTTTAATATAATCTGTTCTGGGAACTCGTCCCTGAGAATTCTTTTCATATATACATATAGTTCTGGGTAGTGTATTCCTTTATTCAATACAATGAAAAATTTAGAGGAGCAAAATCAATTAAAAGTAGCCTTATATTTAAGAGTTTCAACTGATGACCAGGTAGAAAAATATGGTATTGATTTGCAAAAATCCTCACTGGATGGTTTGTTGCGTTCTAAGGGTAAATTACTTGACGGAAGAGACAAAATGATTTTGGCTGGACAGAAATATGTTTACATAGATAACGGAGTTAGCGGAACAACCAAACTTGATGAACGACCAGCCTTTTTTCAACTAAAAGAAGATATTCTAATGGCAGGAGAGGGTCAAAAGCCATTTGATGTTGTGGCGGTTTATAAAATTGATCGTTTTGCCAGAAGATTAAAGATTCTTCTTGATGTTATTGATTTCTTTGAAGCAAACGACATCCAATTTCTTTCTGCCAACGAGAGCATTGATACATCAACGCCATTTGGTAAAGCAATGTTGGGTATTGTGGGTATTATTGCTGAGCTTGAAATTGAGACCACAAAAGAAAGAACGCGGGCAGGAAGAGCAGAAGCTGTTAAAAGTGGGGTTATTATGGGAGGAAACGCTGTTTATGGTTATAAAAAGGATGCTGAAAAAAGATTGACGATATTTGAGGAAGAAGCTAAAATTGTGAGAGTTATTTTTGAGAAATTTGTTAATGAACGACTATCTACTCAACAAATTGCAGATCATCTAACTCGCAAAGAAGTTCTCTCGCCTGACGCTTCAGCAGTTAATTTCGGTAAGAGAAAAGGAGAAATAAAAAAGAAAAACGATTCATATTTTTGGCGATCCGAAAAAGTTAGAGATATTTTAAGTAATGAGGTTTATATTGGTAATTATTACTACAATAAAACGCATGATGGAGAGCGCATTCCTCAGGAAAAATGGATGCTATCACCACATCATCATCCAAGCATTATAGACTTATATTTATTTAAGCAAGCAAAGACATTATTGAGACAATCAAAACAACTTGCCAACACTATAAATAAAACAGCAGGTGATCATATTTATTTATTTTCTGGCTTAATTAAATGCGATTCCTGTCGTAGGTCTGATGAGGAAGATGAAGATTTGTCAACTTGGGTTGGAGATAGGAAAAAATTAGATAAAAAAGGAGATGCTCCCGTTTATGCTTATGCATACAAATGTGGAAGAAAAAATGTAACTAAAAATCAAATAACATGCAAAACTATCCCTATTCCAGCAGATCCATTGGAAAATTATGTCGTAGAAATGACGAGGCAGTTACTTAGTAACCCTATCGCTGTTTATAAATACCAACAACACTTAAAATCATCACAACTTGAAATTAAAAAATTGCAAGACAAAAGAGAGGAATTAAAAGGAATGTTAAATAGCTTACCCAATAGAAAGCAAAGGCTTAAAGAACAACACGAGACTAGTTTTATTGATTTGGAATCATTAAAGAGTAAAACTAGCGAACTCACAGTTAAAGAACAGGCTTTGAAGATAGAATTGGAGAAGACAGAACACCAAATAGCACAAAATTCTCTTTCAGTTGGGTACATCAATACTCTCAAACTTTTTTCTCAAAAATACATTAAAACGCTTGACGATATTTATAAGAAACGACAAGAAATTTTTGACATTCTCCATATGCTTATTAGCAATATTATTGTTTATTCTCGTCCTATTACTGAAAAAGATATAATTGCCGGAAGAAAAAAAGATAACCAACTAATTCCGCATAAGTTGGAGATTGAGCTAAGGTTACCCCAAGACATTCTGAACCATTTTGCTTCAGGGTTCGGGGTCAAAAGTGCTGATTTGTGAGCCGACTGGGATTCGAACCCAGAACCAAAAGCTTAAAAGGCTTTTGCTCTGCCGTTGAGCTATCGGCCCGTCCGCAACGTCTTCGCAAGCTTGTCTTGCGTGACGGGCGGGCCCCTTCTGCAAACAAGAAGCGAGAATCGACATATTATACTCTAGTTTTTAAAAATTTCCTACCAAATCCAGTTTTGAAGTATTTTTCTCTTTTGATTGATTTTATTTCACTTAAGCATGCCTCGTAGTAAATTAATTTTAATGGTCTTCTTGATTTGGTTGAATCAACAACTCCCTTATTATGCTCAACCAGTCGTTTCTTAAGATTGTTTGTATGACCAATATATAGCTTATTGTCTTTACTGCTTTTCAAAACATAGGTGTAATAAATCTTACCCACTATTAAAATTATAGCAAGCCAGATATAACTTGACAAGGCAATCTTATATATATAGACTAATAAAAGACCCGTGATGAAAGGAGGTGAAAAATGATTAACATAGGGGAAACGTTAGTTACCTCTATCAATGCAGG